CAATCAAGCATATCTCGATTTACTTCAACAGCAAATAGATGCTGAAAAAGAACTTCTATTTCTTCAAACAAAAAAAGAAATTAAACAAGGCGCAACTGCCTATGAACAAAATGAATCTGAAATTGCTAGAATTAGTGGCATATTAAGTGGTGGAACAAGAAGAATTGTTGGGAAAGGTGGCACTTTTGCAACTATATCTCTTTCTGAAGGTGAAATAGATTCTTATAAATCTCAATTAGCAGAATTAAAATCTGCAAACGCACAATTTATAACGGATGTCGCTGCCAATTGGGGTGATTTTACAGAAGAACAAAAGTCTGAATTGATGAAAATTATTATTAATTCAGAAGATTTTGGTGAAAAATTAAATACTGTATTGTCTGAATCGGTGCCTATTGATTCTTGGGCGGACATATGGAAAGATTCTGGTGATGAAGTAAATGATGTAATTACTGATGTTGCAGATCATACATCTGAAGAATTAGAAAAAATAACAGATGCCGCAAATAAAGTAGAAGGTGACGTTACTTCAAGTTTACAGTCTCTTCAATCGGCTTTAGAATCATATGATCAAGAAGGAACAATTTCTTTAGCACAAGCCTCGCAACTTATAGATGCAGGCTATCAAGAAGCAATTTCTATAGATCAAGTTACTGGTCAAATTAGCATCAATATACCTATGCTCAAACAACTCGCTTTGGCCCAAATTGAAGCTTCAATTGGTGCAAAACAATTGGCTTATGATTCATTGAGTTTGGCAGAGGCTACAAGTATAACTGGAAAGACAATTTTAGCAGAAATAAACGTTTTAAACGCACAAAAATCTGCATTGGCTGGAGCTTCTGTTGATACTAATTCTTTACTTGCTGCTCTTTCTAACATTACAGGGGCATCTCTTAGGAGTGCATCTGCGACAGGATCTTCTACATCTGCGACTAATGCGCAAAAGAAAGCTTATGAAGCAGAAGTAAAATCTATTGAAAAATCTAAGGATGCTCTAGAAGACAAAATAGATGCCTTAGAAGATCAAAAAGATGCTTATAATGACCTTATAGATGCAAAAAAAAGATCGCTTAAGTTAGACAAAGAAGAAGAAGATTATAAATCGGAATTAGAAGACAAAAATAAAGATCTTGCTGACATAGATAATGAACTATTGCAAATAATGAATGATAATAGTGAAGAATCGAATGCAAGAAGACTAGAGTTGGAAAAAGAACGTGCGGAAAAGGCAGAAGAAATAGCTCAATTTCAAGCAGATAGAACTTATGACATTCAAGTTGACGCCCTAGATGCAGAAGCAGAAGCATATGAAAAAATGATAGATGCGCAAATTGCTGGTGTTCAAGCTATGATAGATGGCTATGATAAAGTTATTGATAAAATCAATGAAATGATTGATGCTTTATCTAATGCCACTAGTGCCTCCTCTGGAACTGGTGTTTCTACTGCTGTTTCAGCGCCCCCCAAAAAAACTTATACTAATCCCTATTCTATTCAAGGGAAAACTTCTCCATCCATATCTACAGCCGAAGTTTATGCGAAACAAGACTTGAATGGAAATGGAATTGTGGGATTTGATTCAGGTGGTTCTTTTGAAACAAATAATGGTGGGTTGATAAGAGTTCATCCCAATGAAGTTGGAGCTATTTTGAATACATCTCAACAAAGAGATGCGGCTCCTTTGGCGTCTTTATTTTCTTCAATTATGAAAAATACAGGATATTCTTCTACTCCTAATAATAATATTGGAGGAGTCGGAGATATTAGTATGGTATTTAATGTAGCTGGGAATCTTGATAAAACGGTATTACCAGATATTGAAAAAACTGTAACAAAAGTATTAAATAAGGCATTAAATAATAGGGGTCAATTTAGAAACGCATCTAGATTTAGTACGGGTTAATTTATAAGAGGATGATTTAAACAATCATCCTCTTATCGCATATAAAAGGAGGCTCAAATTGTCTTTTTGGGGCAAAAGTTTTACGTTTGATGGTGTTCCATCAGAGCAATATGATTTGAGATTGTTTGATCCCCCAGATGGTGAAAGTGGTGTCAAAGAATCTCCAGCCGGTAGTGATGTTCAGATTAAACAAACGTGGATATATCGTAGACCTAAAGTTTTTCATTTTGGGAATTATCAAAACACCCCTTTGGAATTTGATTTATATGCGGGTAGTTTTGATCCAATGAATGGTATAGACAGAAGTAGAATTGAAAAATGGTTAATGGGAAGGGGCGGATATAAAAAACTTCAAATTACACAAGATGATATTCAGGATGTCTATTATAATGTAATTTGTACTGGAGCATCTAATGCATTTGTTGGAAATGTTCAGGAAGGCGTAAAATTACATTTTATATGTGATAGTCCATGGGGATATACATTTCCTAGAATATTAACACAAACATTTACTGGAAATGAAATTAAAAATTTTAATTTAACATTTTATAATGATAGTGACGATTATGGTTATTTAAGTCCAATCGTTTCTTTTACATTAAATTCTATTGGAAATAGTTTTACTATTACAAATTTGAATGATATAAATTCAAGTGGAGATCCTCGTATTTTTTCATTTACAAACATATCTCCAGGAGAAACAATAACTGTTGATAATGATTTAAAAACAATTGTTTCAAGTACTGGTTTATATCGCCTTGATAATTTTAATAAAAATTGGTTTAGACTAATTCCTGGAGAAAATGTTTTAAATATAATTTCTGGTATAGGAACTTATACTATAACATATTCTCTTGCAAGAAAAATAGGAGCATAAAAAAGGAGGCAATAATGCAAGCAATTTTTGACTATTTTGATATGCCCGAAGATATTACTCCTATTTTGTGCAATCCTTCGGGGAGTGCATTATATGCATTAGGTACAATTTATGATCGTAAAATTCAACTTAGGTATAATGCACTTTCAACTTTTACATTTACAGCTCCTTATTTAATCAATGGAGAGAGAACTCCTTATTATGATTTCTTAAAATGTAAACGTTTGGTATATATTGATAATGTTATGAATTTTGTAATAACAAAAGTAGAAGAAGAAGGCGATGGAATTGAAAGATATAAAACAGTAACGTGTTTGTCCTTAGAAGCATTATTGAATTATAAAAAAATAACATCATTTAATGGGACTTATAAATTTTATGATGCTATCCCTGTGAGTGGATCACCATGTTTGATGTCTACAATTTTATCATATTTGCCAGGTTGGTCAATTGGAGATATAGATTCTGATTTAGCTTTATTATATCGTACATTTGATATTAGCGATAGTACATTATACGCATTTATGATGACAGATGTAATGGAAGCATATGATTGCATATTTGTGTTTGATAGTATAAATAAAACAATAAGTGCTCATACTGTGGCTAATGCAACAACTGAAACTGATATTTATTTGTCCCATGATAATCTTATTAAAAATATAAAAATTGAAGAAATGGGAGATGAACTAATAACTTGTTTAACGGTAAAGGGTGGTGGAGATCTTTCTATTAATCAAGTCAACCCATTAGGCACAGATAATATTTATAATTTTGATTATTATAAAACAACTAATTGGATGTCACAAGATTTAATTGATGCATTAGACATATGGGAAGCATTAATAATTTCTAATCAATCTTCATATGCTTCATTATTAACAAATTTGCAAGATTATAATGAAACTTTATTGACTCAAAATTCAGATTTAACCGATTTGAATGGAGAATATCAAAGTTTGGAAAATGTTAAATTAGTTAAGGCACAACAAGGATTGGACTTAACTGACATTAATGCACAATTAGCAGCAAAACAATCAGAGATAGACGCTCAAGAGCTTGCAATTTCACAAACAGAAACATTAATTTTCGATATAACTATAAGTTTGACTGCAATTAATACGTTACTATCATTTGATTCTAATTTTACCACAACACAATTATTGGAACTTGATTCATATATTATTGGCTCTACATATCAAAATGATAATTTTATACAAACTGATATAATGACAAATTCTGAAATACAGGATCAAGCACAACAATTATATGATCAAGCAATTACAATATTGGCAAAATTATCACAACCCAGATATGAATTTTCTATAGAGGCTGTGAATTTTATTGCATTACAAGAGTTTTCAACATTTACAGATCAATTAGAATTAGGTTGTGTAGTTACATTAGATATAGATAGTGGATTAAATCTTCATGAGAGTAATTATGTAAGCAATTCTGGAAGTGGTACTTTAATTTATCCAGTATTGTTAGGCATAGATATGAATTATGACGATCCAGAAGAATTTAGTTTAATTTTTGGAAATAGACTTAGATTAGATGATAGTAGTTTTCAATTATCTGATTTATTAGGTGAAAATTCCAAAGCTGCTATAAGCACATCTTTTAATTCACAAACTTGGAGTTCATTTAATAACAATTATAAAGATGATGTGTCTTCTGTATTAAATAATTCATGGGATGCTGCTCTTAATAATATTATCAGCGGTAGTTCACAGGATGTGAAGATTGATAAAACCGGAATTAGGGTAAGATCTTCTATTGGTTCTGGCGTTTATGGGGATCGGCAAATATGGATAAATGATGGTGTATTTGCCTTTACTGATGATAATTGGAATTCTGTGAAAATGGCACTAGGTCAAGTAATTACTGGAAGTTCTACAAGCTTTGGGTTGGTTGCCCAAACAGTGGTGGGAAATTTATTGGCCGGTAATGCACTAACCATAACTAATCAAAATAATACTTTTACACTTGACGGTCTTGGTGCAACTTTAACTGATGCAACATTTACACTTACAACAAAAAATGGTGCAGGAAGAATATTATTAGATCCTACAAATGGAATAAAAATACAAAAAAGTATTGGAAGTGCTTGGTCTGATACGTTATCTATGACCACTTCTGGCGATTTAACTTTAGTTGGAAATGTTACTGCTACCACTGGAGCTATTGGGGGTTGGAATATTTTATCTGATCGTTTAAGTGATAATCTTGGGAATTATATCCGTAGTGATGGATATATAAAATTAGGAGCATTAACAATAACGCCAACTTCCGCTACATTTGATGGAACTATTCGTGCTGATAAATTATATGGAACCGTTAGTTATAATCAATTAACTGATATTCCTGCTGAAAAGATTACTTCTGGGTATATGAGTGGTGGACGGATATATGGCGGAATAATGCAATGGCCTGGAGGGACTATAGGTAATAGTGGAACTGGAGCACCAGAGGTTAAAGGGTATAGCAATATGACTATATATGGGGGAAATTCATTTATTGGACTTGGGGGACCTTCAAATTCTATAACACTATATCCATCTGGAGGGTCATTGGATTTATATGGAGCAGGAGGAATAGTATTTCATCATCCTTCAACATTTAATAAAAGGGCAAACTTTACGGGGGGCACAAGTTCAAATGGATATTATGGTACAAGTTACTCAAGTATTGCATTTAGAGATACTGGTGGAGTATTGCGTATTTTAACTGTTAGAGATGGAATAGTAACATATCTTGCATAATAATTTATAAAAGGTATTATTAAAAAATCTACATGAAACCACAATTTCATGTGAAAATGGAGATGTTAATGAAAGAAAAGTTGATACAAGTTTATCAATTATTGAATCAAATTAGTGTACAAGGTCAGCAAAGTGTTATTTCCCTTGGTATTGCGTTAGAAACTTTACAAAAATTATTACAAGAAATTGAAGAAGAAGAAAGAGAAAATGCAATTGCAATAGATAATAAAAAGGGGAAATAAAAATGGCTAAAACTTTTCCTAATTTGGTTTTGAATAATCTTGAAGAATTTGATTTCATAGGGGGCCAAGATGAAGTTTTAACATTTGAAGTATATAGTGGAAGTGGAGTGAGCGCATCTCCAACAGATTTGTCTGGATGTACTTTATCTTGGGTTGCCGCACCTTATGGCAATCCACAATATGCTATATTAAACATTGCTGGAGTTTCTTCAGGATCTTATCCTGGAAACATTTTTACTGTTACCATTACTGGCAGTAGTACTGCTAATTTGTCTGGAAGATATACTCAACAACCAATAATTATAGACATATCTGGACAAGAATTTAGACCTGGGCAGGGTTCTTTTATAATAAATTCTAAAATAGGCGCTTAAAAGGAGAAAATAATATGGCAGTAGTAATATCAAAAGCAAATACAATTTTGGATTTGCTTTTTGGACAATCAGCATTTTCAAATTTATCAACAATGTATATGGGTTTATCCACGACAACTATTCAAAATGATGGCTCCGGTGCCACAGAACCGTCAACATCGGGCACGGCTTACGCTCGCGTAGCCATTACGAACAATAAAACAAACTGGGGAACTGCTTCAGCGGCCTCCTTATCTAATGCCGTTGCTGTAACCTTCGCAGAATCTACGGCTTCATGGGGAACTATTACTTATGTATTTCTTGCTGCTGGAGCAACCGCGGGGGTGGCCGATTTATGGTATTTTGAAGCATTAACAACACCAAAAACTGTGCAAACTGCAACGACAGTTCAATTTGCTATTGGGGCAATAACTGCGTCAATGACTAATGCATAATAGGAGGCGTTATGTCGTCTCACAAATTTATTTCCTATATAAATAATCAACATAGTTTTACTTTATATGTTGCTGGAATTAGTGTTATTTTAACATATAATGTTAATTTTAAGCAATATTTTAGAATGACAGTTAGTGCTATATTATTTAATATAGCACTAGCAGTTTCATTAAAAATAAAAAAAATAAAATTAACAATTAATAATTCATTAATAAAACTGACAATGAGTTTTCTAATGCCATTAAGAATAAAAAAAGTAACTTTTACCAATGTTATGAAACAATTATTAAAAATTACATATTCAGTTAAAATTCCAAAAACAAGTTTTACTTATAACATGAAACAATTATTAAAATTTGAATATTGGGGGCCAAAGATTCCGAAAATCTCATTTACGGCGACACCTATTTTGGCACAATTTATTCCATTATCGACTCATGATCCAAAAACATTAACAGAAATGGATTCGGTAACTTTAATGGATTTGGATTATACGTTAGTCTCTTAAGTTTCACAAGGAGATAATTAAAATATGACAACAACAACTCCCAATTTGGGATTAAAGGAATATAATAGCACCACTGATAGTAGCTTAACTTTTGCAGTATGGCGAGCAGATGTTGCTGGAATAAGTCCCACCTCAAATATGGGACTTATAGATACATGGGCTGGTAATGTTAGTGGATCATTGACAACATTAATGAATAATCGTCCTCCGTTTTATGTTGATGGAATAATATATGATGCAAATAATTATGAAGTATTTAGTTCAGAAATAACTTCATATAATATTCATATGATGCTTTCTTTAGCACTAAATACAACAAATGCTAGTTATATAAATATAAACATTAATTCACTTGGATTTAAAGCTTTACAAAAAGTTGATAGTGGTAGCTTGGTTGCTATGAGTGGTGGTGAATTAGAAGTTGGTAAAAGATATTTATTCCAATATAATGGAACTAGTTTTGAATGGATTTATGCTGCTGCTGCTAGTGGTAGTTCAAGTGGGGGAGCACCAATTGATGCAGAGTATGTTTTAGCTTCTACAAATGGAACATTAACAAATGGAAAGATTATTACTGCTGGTAGTAACATTGAAATTGATAGTAGTGGATCTCAGGTTTTGGTTCATAGTACTGCTTCTGGTCAGGCTTTAGAAGTTGTATCAGGCAGTGGAATTAGTGTTGTAACTTCTGGCTCAACATCTACGGTTAATTTATCAACTACTGGAATTAGTAGTGGTAGTTATAATCAAATTCAAGTTGATAGTTTTGGTAGGGTTATTAGTGGTAGTGTAGTAGATGCTGGCGGATCAATAACGGTAAAAACAACAAGTGGATCTCCAAACGTTTCAAACGTAACAACAATTAATGTTTCTGATGGAAC